CCGAGTTAGCATCAGGCCTTCGTTTATCATCTGAAGACCAAGTGTCCTCATTAGTCTACAAATTCAGTGCTTTGTATTACTGCTGCTGAACCTATTGCCAAAAACTTAGCTGCTTTAGCGGCGTTCTTGCTTAGTACAATAAGTCCTTGTTCTTTTACAAGAAGATGACCGTTAGATGCAGTGGGAGCAGATCCATCAAACGTAACGTATACATTATTATCCTGAATATCAATCAGGACATAATCAGTGTCTGTATGAAAAGCAGCAAATGCTACTCCAGTACCAGTAGTAGGTACAGAAAGGTTTTCTGGAGTGCCGTTCGGGTTTACGTTCCCGATATATAGATTGGAGGTTCTTGAGTTCATTATCTAGATTGTTTAGAGACGTATGTATTAAATCGTTTTTTGACCGTGTTGTTATTCATAACCTGGTCGGTTTTTTCTAGCTCATTAGCTAGGTACTTATCAGCTACTTGCTCTTCAACTAGTGCCTTGTCATGCTGTCCATCCATTCTAAGGAAGTCAGCATAAACACTGTGGGCAACGTAGTAAAAAAATTCTAAAGGAATCTCTTGAGTACTTTTGTCTCCATCAAGATCCCAGGTACTAGGAATGTCAGTAAGCTCCTTCTTGTAAGTAACAAACGCAGAGTCAGCATCAGCAGTTGTTAGGTTAAGAATATGAGCGCCATCTGACTGTACAAAAAACTCGAACTCTAAAGCAGAGTTCCTAAGGAAAGGCTGAGTCCGGTGAATGCGTATAAACTCAGCAATATCGTTTTTGCTTGCTTGAGTAAACGCAATTACAGAGCTAGATACTGTCCTCTCTTCACCTACAACTAAGTACCGAGGCCACATTGGAGTAGCTTGGTACGCCTCGTACATTCTGCGTTTAGCAAAATTAAGAAGCTGAGTCTTTTCGTTTGGAGTAAATGAAGATACTCCAGCTAAAGCTGATATTAAGTCGTATAAGTCTCTGTTGTACTTTACTTGCATTAAGCTCTATTTGGACTTAGCTCAGGAAACTTTTTATTAAAATATCGTAAGAACTCTCTACTGTTCACAGTGTCGTGTCCGTACTTATTTACTAATCTAAAATAATCACGAGCAGGCATATTAGCTACGCACTTGCCTAGTATTGGATGAGTCTTGCCTACGTTTGTTTTGGCTTCTTTAGCAGCTTGATTTATTCTATCTTGCTCCTTAGCTTTCTCCATCTTGAAACCTGTATGGATTTCTTTCATGAAAGCCTTATTTATTTCCCCGTCCGAATATCTTGGTAGCTTAGTAATTATTTCCATATTTTAAAAAGGGGAGGCCAGGATTGGCCCAACCTCCCCTAAAACTAAGTATATGATCAAAAAGCTTACGCTACTTCTTCGATCTTACCGTGAGCCTGTGGGTGGTAAACACCGAGGGTCAAAGCGCAATCAACGTAGCCACGCTCACCACCACCCTGATTCGGGAGGCGAGTCGATCCCAGTCGATCCCATTGGGATAAGCTCGTGGATGCCGTAGTACTCAGGATTGAGCAAGTAAGCGTAGTCCTTGTTAGTCGTGTCAGGCATACAGTCAGGATTGCCATTAACAATCGTAACCATTCCGTGATCGGACTGATAGAACTCAACACTCAACTTGATCTGAGCGGACTCACCGTTGTAATTAACGGTACGAACGCTGTCTGCATCAGTCCCGCTTACGCCAGCAGTGCGAGCGAAGTCAGAGATAATGCGGCGAACAGCAGTATCAGCAACCATCGTGAGGTTGTTGGTCGTTCCCGTTTCACGGAAGATAGAAGTGATGAGGTTATTCAACACAGTTTCCGTGAAAGCACCTTCAGCAGCAGCGTGAATGCTGTCAGCAGGAGTGCGGAATCCCGAAGGAACATCAGCAGGACCAGCGGAGTCAATCCAGTCTCCAAGACCACGCAAAGCGTAAGCAGTGCTAGATCCGTCTTCAGCAGCACGATCTTGCGTACCACAGAGGGTAGCTTCGATGTCACGCTTTATTTCACGGATAGCTTTAGCTTCAGCTTGAGCAATCTTAGCGGGTCCAACACTGTCAACAGCTTCCTGAAGATCAGAAACCTGGTAGTCGCGGCGGAACTTTTGGATGTAGTTTCCAAGACGAGCGCGGCCTGCAAACTGATCGGTGAACGTAGTAACGTCAGCACCTTCACGGATGCCAGCAGTTGAAGGAGCAGACAAAGCGTCTACCGTCCACTCAACGAATGTTGCGGATGCTTTTTGCTTGGAAGCAGAGGAAAGGACTGGAGTTTCTTCAGGAGCGAGGATAGTCAAGACATCAGTCAAGTCTTCGCGATTGGAAACACCAGAACCAGGATTAGTCGTATCGTATGTGTTTGAGAATGCCATTTTATTTTCTAGCTAATTGTTTGGTTCGTAATGAAATGAAGTCATCTTTTTTGCCACTTTTCTTAAAGCGTGAAGTAAGATCTTGTAGTACCTTAGAAGACTTACGCTGACCTTGTTCTGGCATAGCAGAAGAAGGAACAGAAGTTTTGGGAGGACTAATCTTGGGCTTGCCTGTTGCCTTTGAAGTAGTACTGGGTACACTTCTACGAGCGTACATACTGTCTACTGCATGAGCCAGCATATAAGGAAGTTCTGCTCCTAGCACTGGGTATTGTTTGTACACCTTCTGCAAGTCTTTGTTTGCAGCAATGCTAAAAAACGCCTTCCTGGTTTCGTTATCTTCTTCTTTCAACCATTGAAATTCCTGAAGAGCTTTAGTGCCAAGTTCCTTTTTCAAGGATTCAGCAGTTTCGTTCCTCTGGACTTTCTTTAGTTGGTCGGGAAGATAAAGATCCCTAGATTTGCGAGCATTCTTTAAAGCAGATCTTACTTCTGCTTTAGTCATTTTCTTGCCATCTAGCTCAGTAACTTCGTCATGAGCGGAGTAATCGTCTGATTCAAATAAAACATCTTCGGCCCATTCGATAATATCGTTTATCTCCTTAGCCTTTTCTTGTAATGACTTAATATCCTGAACATCGCTAAACGGATTGTCTTGGACATCTTCCGTTTCCTGTTTCAAAGGATCTTGTTGTAATGATTGTTTTACTCTCTCAAGCTCTTCCTCTGCTGCTTTGCGTTTAGCCGTAAGTTCGCCAAAGCGAGCTACAGCTCTACTACCAAGCTTTTCAGCAAGATCTTTAAGCTCATCCTCAGATAAATCATCTAAGTTGTACTGTGAAAGAACATCTCCAGTCTCTTCTTCGAAAGATTCGCTCTCAGTTTCCTGAATAACTTCTTCCTCGGATTCAACCGCTTCTTCTAGAACTTCTTCCTCTTGAACTTCCTGAGTGTTCTCAGGTTGTCCTCCTTGAAGGCGTTCTAAGCGTTGGATGACAAAATCCTCCGCTGATATATTTTCCACTGAGTTTTGTTCGGTTTCAGCGTCAACCGTGATAACTTCGTTAGACATAATTGTTTCCACTCCTTAACGCCGAGCGATGGCGAAGCCTAATTATAGCACACTTTTTTTGTGCTATAGGACAGATGAGAATTTCTTTTGAAGACTCTGCCAATTAACCATTTGCAGAATCTGGTCGTAAGTAATTATCCGTCCCGAAAGTTGTTGAAGCTTCTCTGTGTTAGCTTCGTGCATTTCAGCTATGCACTCTTCTCGAAGAGAGTCAATAAGCTGAATGAATCTTGCAAAATGTTCGTGGTGAGATAGGGTCTTTAGGTCGTCTTCTATGTTCATTACTGCTGCATATTCTGAGTTTGTACCCCACCCATTTGCGCTGGTTGTGTCCCAATCCTACCTATTTGCGCGTTCTGAGCTTGCTGTATAGCAAACTGATACTGCCCAGCGTATTTTTGAAGACGAGCAGCAAAAGCCTCATCTTCTTGTAAACGCTTCTGGACATCAGGCTGCTGGCTGTACTGCTGAATAACTTGCAGAGCTGCTTGAGCGCCTGACGGACGCGCTGGAACTTCGATTCCTGCATAAATTTTCGATAAGTCATCTGTAATATCTTTAAGCAGTTTCTCTTGTGCAACTTCAACAGGCTCAAGAACCCCATCAGCCAACACTGGATCAACTGAACCTGCTATCAATGTTAGCAAGTTATCTACATTTATCCTCCCGTTGCGGTCTAGCTGTAGGAGGGAAACCATCTGGTTTAGTTTATTTTCCTGTTTTTCTGGGTCCGTGTTAAGAACATCGTAGCTAATTGTAACGTCGAAGTTCTCATCAGCGTTCCCCTTGTTAAACATTTGTGGGTCAGGTACGCCTGTAACCCGAAAGAATATCTGGTCAGGGCCGAATCGCTGGAAGCAACGGTAGCACTGCGAAACAACTTCAGCACAGTGGCTAAGGAACTTGTCCACTAAGAACTGCTTCCTAATCTGCGAAATAGGAGACACTTCATCTAGGCCAACAAGCCTATCCGCTTGACTCTCCATTGTTTTCTCTATCTCAAGAGATCCTTGATTGTACGGAGGCGTAGGCCCGTACTCAATGTCTCCCTTGCGGCGATAAGGCACGTACCTTCCTGGACCCCAATCTGTAGGAGCTTGGCCTACTGGGTGCAAAATTGGAGGGACGGTGGCAAGACTATTCCTGTCGATACGGCTATCACGTTCTATCTTGACTTGTTGCTGTATTCCTTTGAGTAGACTTGGGATAGTCATCGTGTCGTACAGTCGCTTGCTGTCTTCAGATAGCTTAGTAACTACTACTGGGTAATCCTCGTAGCCGTTAAGCAACTCGAACTTCGCGTACCCAGGTACGTCACCATTGCCACTGAACTCCTTGTGGAATACTGTGCAGTATATTCCTTCGGAGCCGTCCTCCTTATCAACTAGACGTTGAAATCCGTAAACTATTTCTATTAGCTCTTCAGCTTCGTAAGCGTTGTCGGTAAGGCTTAGTGATCTACGGCCTTCCTGTTCGCGCTCAATGGAGTCTATATTTACCCCACGGTATTTGTCTATAACCAGATCAACAAAATCTTCATTCCACCCATCCGTAGATACTTTATTCTCTAGCTCCTGAGCAGTGTAGTACGTCTTCCAAAAACAGTAAGGCGCACGCTGTGGGTCTGTAACATACGGAGGGAAAATAAAGTCCCCGTCAGGGGCTAGTGTTTTTACCTCTGGGGCATTTACCTGACGGCGAACAACTGGCAACTCAGCAGATCCAACATCCGCTAGTTCAGCTAGTGCCTTCTTTGCTCGCTTAACTGTAACGCCGTCAAACGTGCGTTGCAGCATAGATACCATCTGATCTTCGTTCTGCCCAGAAAGAATCATCTCTGCTAACTGAGGGCTAACTTGGGCAATCTGGTTAAGGTCCAGCCTCTGAAGGAACTTCCTGTCCTCTGAGTGCCAACCTACGTAGCTGATAAGCAATCCACGCTCTAACAAGTAATTAGCCCCTAGTTCCATTTCTCTATTAAAACGGGAAATGTACCCAGAGGAAATCATCCACTTAAGGAAGTTAGAAACTATCTTGGCCCTGCCTACATCCTGAACCTCTACTGGGAAAGCCCTAATGTTAGCCCTAGACAAAGAAGCCATAAAGAGGGATACAAGGCGAGTGATTCGCTCATCAATAACATGGCTCTCCATGTCAGATGCTCCTTCCCACGGGAAAGCGTCAGCACCGTGCTTACGAAGATCTCTGCTCTTTCCAGGCCACCAATTACGGCGTTCATCATAACTTTCTCTGCACAGATCAAAGTACGCTTCAAGCTCAACCACTGATTGGTCGTAGGCATAACGAAGGGACTCTATATCTGGTTCAGCACTAACGTAGGTTAGTGACTCTGAAACTGAATCACTTTGCATAAAATCTGCTTTTAATGTCTTCTAGAAGGTGGCTAATGTACCACTTGTGTACACCTATTCTATCACACAATTCTGATGGTGGTATGTCTTGTTGGTCTTCGCCTCTAACAGTGCGTACAAAGATTTCCCAAGCAAGCAATCTATCTACTTGCTCATCTATAAAATTTTGGTCAAGAACCATATTACGCAACGTGTCTATAGCTTCGTCCTCTGACATCTTCTATCATTTCAATCGTTATTGTTTTGCCCTTCATTTTTCCCTTGTGCTTCCTGGCAATAACAACTGGAACCTTCATCTTAATTTCATCTATGTAAGCAAACACGTAGCTAGGATTAGGAGCTTCAGCTAACACCTTGCCTTTGTAATGCTTAGGAACAATCTCCTCAACGAACATACAGTCAATTAGTATCTTTTGACCTTCTTCGTCCACCCAAGTATTCTTCCCCTTGCCAGTAAGCATATCAGCAGATAGCTTGCTTTTAGCCAGTTCAAGAAATGAATCGAAGTCTTTAGCAAACTGAGTTGCCAGTTTAGTTAATTTTACTTTAGCCATAATCAATATCCTAATCCTGAACGTGTTGTCATCATGCTTCTAGAAAGTACGTGGTCTGGACCGTCTCCTCCATTCGCCATTCGCAAATATCGAATAACGTCAAAGAAGTCCTTCAATGGTTCATCTGCCTTGCCAGAAGCGTTATAGTTAATTAAAGAGTCTATTAAGTTTCCGCAGTCTTGGTGAATGTAGCACCTGGGGCGATTAGCTGAATCTATAGGTACATTAGGGTTGTAGCTGAACCACTCGTCTATTGCACTAATTCCTATCTCTTCCATTCTGCCATCTGACGGAATAAAGGTCATCCCACAATCATCGAACTCAGTAAACAAGTCATCGTTATCAGAGTTCTCCTTAGCGAAGTACCTACTATCCCCTATACGCTCGAATACTTCTATACCAAGATCTTCCTCAATCTCTGTAAATAAGTCCACGTACCCCTGTACGTTGTACCCTATCTTCTTCGATGCAGGACCGTAACGCCACTTAGGATCTCCGAATATCGCCCATTCTCCGTAATAATCCCTGTCAGGCCATTCTTTACGGATGTACACATCACCTTTCTCATTTACTCCTGCCCATAACGCTACGTAATTCCTGGCTCCTGCTGGGTCAACTACCTGATAACAAGTGTACCTGTGCTTGTCAGATATGTCAGGGAAGGACATCCCGTACTTGTTCGGCTCATCGTTCAAAACATTTACCTCTGTGTTGAACAACGGCAGCAAAGAAGTCATGCTCTTTACTGGTATCCCGTAAGCACGAACAAGTATCTCTTCCTCTGGTCTGCCTCTAAGATCCTTAGCAATACGCTCGTAACCTCCAAAGGGGTTCTCGTCCGAGTGCAGATAAACCACTGAAGCATCCCTAGATGGACTGTACTGCTTGATAGGAACGTCTTTATCTATCAAGGAACCATAACGAGTCTGTAACGTCTGTACGTCCTTCAGGTACTCTGCCACAAAGGGAGTATAGCCATCAATCGGAGTAAAGCCTATGCCCATCTTAGCATCCCTAGTAGCTAGTCGGAACCTAAGGGTATTTACTAGCGTAGCGTCTCCAAGGTACTCATCTAGCCAAGCCCCTATATTCAGGCCAACTGGATCAGGAAAACCGAACTCAAAACCCTCAAGTATAGTCTGGTTGTTGCTGAACTGAGTATAAGTTTTGAAGTCT